TCAGATTTTATCTTTAGTGTAGGAGGCGAACTTTTTTAGTTCGTCTTCTTCTATTTTTTCAGTAATATCTAAATAAGTATCAGAAGTAGTCTTAATTGTTTTATGACCTAATCTATTCGCAACAAATTTAATACTTGCTCCTGATTCTAAAAGCAAAACAGCATGTGTATGTCTGAAACAGTGGGTTCCTTTATAATCCACACCAGCTGCTTTGCAATACTTCTCAATACTTTCTCTAACTGTGGATGGAGTTAAATAATTTCCAAGATAGTTTTGAAAAATTATATCATCATTATTTTTATTGAAGGACTGATTACTTAAAATCATTTCATTTTGTTTTAGTTTGAATTTTTTAAGCTCCTTTAGTAATTCATTACTTATTCCAATGGTACGGTATGATGATGTGTTTTTTAAGGTTGTTAATGTTAATTTATTATTGTTATCACGTCTTACTTGGCGTTCAACATTTATTTTATTATCTTCAATATCTCCCCAGCGTAAAGCTAAAGCCTCACTAATTCGTAATCCTGTTTCGCTTAAAAAATACATAAGCATATAGTACAGTTGATATTCTTTATATCTTTGGTGCTTGTACGTTTTCATATAATCAAGTATTTGTTTTAATTCGTTTAAACTGTAATATTTGACATCATCTTTATTTAATTCAACATTATCTTTCACTGGAACCTTTAATTTATCTGCAGGATTCTTTTCTAAAACTTCTAATTCATGTACAGCATAATGTAATAAGCTTTTCATAACTGATAAATATTTTAGACGGGCTCCAAATGAATAAGCACTTTCGCCTTTTTTATTTTTTAATTCAGCATAATGGTCAAGCCAATCTTTTATATCACTTCTTCTTATTTTCATAATGCGTTTGTTTCCGAAAAAAGGTTTAATGTGTAAACGTGTTATCACTTCTACTTGTTCGAATGTTGATTCCTTTACATTTTTACTTTTATATTTAAGCCATTCTTCAACGACTTCATCGAAAATCATATTACGATCATTAAGAGTTTGACCATAATAAATACGTTCCTCAACTTTTGCTGCTTCTATCTCTGCCTCTTTTTTTGTTCGAAATGTACCTATACTTCGTTCTACACCTTCGTTGGATACTCTAGCCTGCCATTTACCACTAGGTAACTTTCTGAATGTAGCCATATTTATCTTCTCCTTTATTTGTTTTAAAAAAAGAGTAGCATATGGGCTACTCTATTTAAATTACTAACGTTAGAAATCTATATATTATTATGTTGTAACTACATAAACAACAACCTTGCCTACAATTTGAACCAAATGCTTTTGTTCCTCTTCAATTACAATATCCGTGAACGTTTCGTCTGTTGATTCTGGCCTGAAAATTAACTTGTTGTCTTTATCGTTTTTCATAAAACGTTTTACTGAGTATTCATTATCATAATTGAAGACAACAATGTCTTTGTCGTTCAATTCGCACAAGGAAATCATTTTTACGCCAATTAAAGCACCGTGGGGGAAAACCTTGTTCATTGAATCGCCGTTGACTTTAACAAATAAAATATCTTTGTTTCTAGCCCATTTGCCCATTATACTATCTGGCAATGTAATTAAATCACAATCTTGTTCTAAAATAGCATCGACAGTAATTGGTAAACCTGCTGAGATTTTAACAGGTAAATGTTTATAGCTAAACATAGGTATAAAATTATCTTCTTTGATACCTAGTAGATAGTCTGCTGAAACATTAAATAAAGTACAAAGCATTTTTATCTCTTTTCCTCTAGGATGGTTCTCATTAACTTCCCACTTAGAAACAGTAGTATATGATTTTAAATCTAACAATTCCGCAAGTCTTTGTTTAGAGAACCCATGTGCTTCGCGTAGCTCTTTAATGATTTCACCTGTCGTTTTCATGTTTTAGCCTCCTTTCTATATATTAATTATATTTAATATATGATTTAAAATCAATAATAAAGCCTAGTATGTATTTATTATTTTATCGAAATATGATTATAAATCACGTAATATAGTTGATATATGATTTAAAATCATGTATATTTTATTTAAAGATTTGAGGAGGTGGTAAGTATGGTAAATATAGCCGAATTGCGAGCTCGTCATGGAAAAATGTCTCAGAGGGAACTCGCTAAAGAAATCGGCACTTCACAAACGAGCGTTAGTCTTTGGGAAAAAGATATTAACACGATTTCAGCACCGTACTTAATAAAGATATGTAAATTTTTCGGTGTTAGTTCTGATGATTTACTTGGAATAAGATAACATTTAACTAAACCATGATTTTAAATCATTGTAAAGGTAGTTTAGAAAAGAGGTGACCTTAGATGTTACAAGTCCAAGTAAATGAATCAGAAGCAAGGCAACTATATTTAGAAGCGATTGATAAGAAAATCGAAAGTATGGATCTTGAATTAGTGTATTGGGATTCTAACGAGCTTAAACGTCGAACATGTATGAGTTGGAATACCATTCAAGAATATTTCTTCCATGATAAAGATTTCCCGAAAGCTAAAGTCGGTGGTAAGTGGTATTACCCAGCAAAAGAAGTCGAATTATTTTTACGCAAATGGATTTTGGAAAGGGTGAAGTAAACAAAATAAATCTATCAATCTATTGGAGGTAAAACAGTGAGTGATATTGTTCTAAAGTTTGCAAATGACCAACAATATAAAGCTTTTCTGAAAGATATTAAAGAACAAGTCAGAGAAGATGTCTTGAACGAATTAAAAGGCCGTATACCTCAATCAAAAGGCTGGACAACTGTACGTAGTCAGATAGAGGAAAAGATGCGCGGCGACTTCAACAATGGTTGTGGTCATTGGTACAACAATCAGCAGGGATTATATGCAACGTTTCGACTAGCTTTTCAGGTTGCTAGGATCCAAGAGTTGGCTCAAAAAGAAGATGAACAAATTCAAAGTTTCCACGATGAATTGTTCGCATTAATAGACAAGTATAGGGGTGAAACTTAATGAAAATCAAAGTAGCTGAGTGGAACGTCATGTCAGATGAGGAAAAACAAGCTGCACTGAATAAGCATGTGAGAGGGGGAGGGTGAGCTAAATGAACATTAAACCAGTACCAGTTGCATTAGCTGGTGAAGCATTAACGAGTGATTGAGAGGAGGTGAGAAGTGTGGGGGAACAGAAACCTGTGATAACGGATATGAAAAAGCTAGATGTTGTAGCTGAACAAATTCTAAAAGAACTAGTTAGCCACAACATCCGAATTGTTGAACTCGATTTGATTTTTAAGATGGTAAAAGAAAAAGTGAACAGAATGCCTATCGTCCGATAAATTTCAATCCGTCATAGGTTAATCTAGGGGTCGATAGATGGATAAATAAAGATCCATCTGATTCTAATTCGGGCCTAATCCCTGTTAGTAAACCTTTATCCACTGCGTATGCCAGTACGTCGTGAAATTGTAAATCGGATATATCATCTTGCCAAGAGTCAGTAAGATTCGTAATTTCTAACTCATCTTCACGATAGACAGATTTTAAGACATTTAATAATAAGTCCTCGAATTCTTTAGAACTTCTAAACATGTATATCACCTCACTTTCTATGGTGATTATAGCAAACTATAAATTTACTGGCGAAATAGGAAGAACAAGTATAACCATAAGAAGGTGAATCTAATGAAAATTAAACCGGTACCAGTTTCATTAGTCGGTGAAGTATTAACTAGTGGTGTAAGTCCACTGTATGAATTACACCAAATTGCTTGTGAATTACCATTAAACGTTTTGTCGGATGTTAAACAGCGTATAGGTGACTGGCTTGCAAGTGGTGGCCAAGAAACTGATCCATACATTAAGCAACAAGTTGCTTATGCTCAGAAAGTTTACCAGGCATTGAAAGGTGGTGAGATAAGATGAAACTTCAACCTGCAGATGAGATGAAAAAGGTTACAAACGAAGCGATTGCAAAATTCGAGAAAAATGCATTAGAAAGCGAATATTTCAAAGATCTAGTTAAAGGTATTGAATCAAAAGCAGAACAAGGTAGCTGTAAATTTACTTACATTTATCAAGGTGACGAACCACGTATACTAGGAGTTTTTTCAAAAGAGTTAAAGAAAGCCGGCTACACAATTTTGGACAATAAGGGCGTGACAGGTTTCACGGTAAATTGGGGTGAGTAAATGGCCAAGGTTCAAGTAAGTCAAGAGGTTGCAGACGCATTAGATTATGTAACAAGTCATTTTAAAAAAGAAGTAATTATTAATGCACATGTTAAAAGTCCGAATGGATGGGAGGATTCGCGTAAAGCAGCATTAAATCTCTTGGATTTAGATATTCTCATTCGTGCTTTGTATTTTGGATACAGTGTCGAGCAACCACCGGAAGAAAAAGTATTCGAGTACTTCAATGCATATAAGAACAAAATTCTTGATGGCACAGCTACACAGATTGACGAGTTAGTTGCACAAGCAATAGAAACAACTTGTATCTTATTAAACATCAAAATCAAAGGAGTGAATTGTTAATGAAATCAACAGGTATTGTACGTAGCATAGATGGTTTAGGTCGTGTGGTTATTCCAGCAGAACTCAGAAATGTTTTAGGGATTGATAAACAAGATCCTTTAGAAATTTTTACAGACGACAACAAAATTGTAATCCAAAAATATCAACCAAATACAGAAAAAGAATATGTAATTGCTTCGCTTAAAAAGATGGCGGCTAGTACTAAAAATCCAAATGTAATTGATGTAATTGATCGCGCAATTAAATTAATTCGGTAGGGGCTGAGTCGAATGGTTGTAAAGGATGATATTACTTATGAAAAACATGGACGTATGCAGTACCATCCAGAGTTCCACTTTTCACATGGCAAACCTTTTAGTGAATCCGAACTCGAATATATTTGTAAGTTTTATGAGGTTGATCACGCGAGGACAATATCATTTGCCATTGGAAGAACAGAGCACACTATTCGGTCAAAAGTAGACTTTCTAAGAAAAAAAGGACTGTTCAATTATTATAAAAATCTCAATAAACATTGGTAGGTGAAGAACATGAATGATTGTTTATTAGAAGTCCTGGGCGACTATTTTGTAGCTAACAATCTAGTAAACAAAGGTTGGAGGTTTCATGAGTTTGTAGATGAATGGCAACGTGGCACTGTTGTGATGACGAAGGGGTGATCTAAGTGGGCCATAAACATTGGACGCCCAGAGAAATCAAATATATAACACAAAAGGCATTACTTGATTCCACAAATAAAGTCGTCAATGTGAAGGAAATGGCAAAGTATTTAAAGCGTAGTACAGGTGCAGTAAATAATCGTGTTCTGAGATTACGAAAAGAAGGCGTATTGCCTCCAATTGATCTTGATAAAGCAATAGATGATAAAGACCGGCCATACTCAAATCACGCAATAAAAAGAATTAAATCAATGTTGAATCAAGGTTTCACAGCAAGGGAAATAGGTGAGTCATTAGGTAAATCAGAATCAGCTATCCAAAGTTTCATATCTAAACTAAGAAAACAAGGTGTTATCGATATACAAAAAAATCGATATTGGGAAGATTACGAAGAAGAATATCTGATTAGCAATATTGAATTTGATGAACATGGATATACAAGCAATGTGGACTCACTCGCAAATTTTCTTAATCGTTCAGTAAGTTCTGTTACGGCAAAAATCAATAAATTACGAAAAAGTGGCGTAATAACAGTTCATGCAGATAGTAATAAGACAAGCGTAAAAGCTAAAAATGCACATGAACAATTTAATAATAAAAGGTTCGCTGTATACGAGAGGAAGGTGCCAGAGGTGGTTAATACACCGAGTAAGGTTGAGGTTGTACAAGTTGTCCTTACTGTAACAGTCGGTGCTAAAGGAGAGGAAATACATCAGTATTGGACGTTTGATGGAAAATTACTTGCTGAAAATAAAAAGCTCACTGAGGGCAATCAGTGAGCGCAAATAAAACCTGTTCCAAGCCATTATAGCATAAAATGAGGTGTTTTCAAAAATGGCTCAAAGTCCTAAAGAAAAAACAATTGAAAATCAAATAAAGAAATGGCTCGAGTCACAAGGTTATTGGTGGATGAAGGTACACGGTGACATGTTTCAAAAGTCGGGTGTACCTGACATACTGGCTTGTATCAATGGAAAGTTCGTAGGTATTGAAGTAAAGCGCCCAGGTGGTGTTGTGAGTGAGCTCCAAAAATATAATATCGAAAAAATTCAAGCTGCAGGAGGTGTAGCATTTGTCGCATACAATGTCGAAGATGTCCGAATTAATCTCGACCGATTCCATGTTATATGAGTATCAAAAAGAAGTATTAAAAGCTGCTAGACCTAATTGGCTCTATGCGCTTGATACTGGTACCGGAAAAACCATCTTATCTATTCATCATTATTTACTTCATAGCAACGGTGAACCTCTTTTAATAGTGGCTCCACCACAAAAAATTAAAGAAGGTGGATGGGATAGAGATATTCAAACGGTTGTTAATTATTACGGCATTGAAATAAATTATGACCTATTAAGTTACGGAAAGATTTCTAGTGAATGGAAGGAATATAAAGGCTGGTTCGTTATTTTTGATGAATGCCATTATGTTAAAACATCCACATCACAGCGTGGCAAGGCTGCTAAAAACTTAGTTAAAGCAAGTACGTATTTTTTACTTTTATCTGCCACACCATCTAGTAATGGATGGGCCGATACGATTAATTATTTTATCATGTTTAATTTGGCTCAAAGCAAAACACAATTTGAACGTGAATATGGCGTATTCGACACCTTGTATCTTGGCAAACGTCGAGTGAATAAAGTTGTTGGGTGGACGCGTGAAAATATACTCAAGCAAATGTATCAATCATTTAGTGTGAAGCTTTCCAAAGACGATTGCCTGGACCTTCCGCCGATGGTAATTGAAGATGTATTTTTCAAGCGATCCACTGAGTATTTGAAGTTAAAGAAAGATCGTATTTTAGAGGTTGATGGTGAGAAGGTTGTCTATGATACGTATCCAAAACTAGCACAAGGCTTGCGATTTTATGCCAATCAAAAGAACAAGCTCGAATATATCGAGATGCTTGCAGAGGGTACCAATGAAAACATTATTATATTCTACAATTTTAAGGCTGAAAAAGAAGCATTGCTTTTATTAATGGCTAAGTTAAAGAAAAAAGTGTTTGAGGTAAGTGGTCAAAAATCGGAGTTACCAGATCGTAATCGATGGCCCAAATTGAAAGGTAGTGTAACACTCGTTCAATATCAGGCTGGTGCGGCAGGCATTGAATTACAATATGCAAATTTAGTGGTGTTCTATACACCAACTTATAGTCTACAAGATTACGAGCAATCATTAGGTCGAGCATATCGCAATGGCCAGGATAAAAAGGTGACTGTCTATCATTTCATTACCAAAGATACGATTGAGGAATTAATATATGGTGCCTTAAAAACAAAGAAAGACTTCACGGACGAGCTATTTGTGAAGTATATGGAGGGGTGAAATGGATGGCTGAAAAAGTGAAAGTTAGTCGTGAGGTTGCTGAGGCTGTTAAGTATTACAAAACTTGTGATGGTATAGAGGATTTGATTACAGATTTACATTTTAACGATTTTGCTTTTGGGAGAAAAATTCTAGAAAGTGTCAATAAAGAAACAATCCTTGCTGTTTATTTCGGTAATTACGAATGCGAACAGACACCAGAAGAAATTATTTTAGAAAACTATAAAAAAGCTGAATGGATAGTAGACACCGAGGAAGATGATAGAAATGCACCACTTATTAATGAAGGTTACTTAAAGGGTACCAAGGATACCTTAGACACATTAGGAATCAAAATCAAGGGTGTGAATGGGTAATGGCTGAAACAAAAGAAAAAGCTGTACTTATTGACCTTGGAAATGTACGGATTAAAGAGTATGACAGCTTAAATGTCCAAATTGAACGTCTAGAAGAAGTCACGAATCCAACAACAAAAGAAACCACTTCTAAGTGGCGATTTAAAGGCTATTCAAATACCATTTTGAACGCTTTGGAACTAATCGTTAGCAAAGAGTTAATAATTAATAGAAAAGCCGTAAATGGGTTAGAAAACTACTTAAAACAAGTAAAAGAAATACACAACAAAATAGCAGTAGCTCTGAAAGGAGAAAAATAGATGTTTAAAACGGAGGACAAAAACGTCATAGAGAATCGCCGAATTTTTGTCGGTGGTTCGGATGTTCCAATAATTTTAGGTCTTAGCAAATATAAATCACAGTTTGAACTGGCGAAAGAAAAAACAGGTCTAGTACCTACTGTATATGATTCAAACGAATACACAGTATATGGCCAGGTAATTGAACCTCAAATAAGAGATTATATCAACATTATCAATGAAACGAATTTTAAACCGGATACGGTTATCGATAAAGAACGCCATATACGTGGTAACTGTGACGGCGCCGATTATGGTGAATCATTGTTACTGGAAATTAAATCGCATGGTAAGAATCCAACAAAAGATATATATAATGTGCAAATTCAAACTTATCTTCATCTATTTAATTTACCTGCAGCTTGGTTGGCACTTTATGAACGACCAGAAAATTTTGATGCTGAATTTGATCCAGAGAGATTAAAAATTGAAGTCATTCACCGTGATGAGAATAAAATAAACGAAATTTTACAAGCGATTGAGTTGTTCTGGAAACGTTGCGAGGCATTGAAACAACATCCTGAAATGACTGAGGCTGAATTTTATTCTATTACCTTAGAAGAAAAAAATGAGATTGCTATTGTTGCCAATGAAGTAGAGCAATTCGAGTTACAAATTCAATCCTTTAAAGAAACAGAAGCACAATATAAGGCAATGAAAGACAAGCTATATCAATTAATGATGGATCACAAAGTGAAATCATTTGAAACGGATCGGTGCACTATCACTTTGGTGCTTCCTACTGAATCAACATCAATAGATACAAAAGCTTTACGTGAATCACATCCACGTATTGCTAAAAGGTTTGAAAAAGTTACGCCTAAAAAGGGCTATACGAAAGTTTCTATGAAAAAAATAAAGGGGGCTAAATAATCATGGCTCTACCACCAAATAAACCAAAGAAAACAATTGAAACACCACGTAATTACTTTATCTGGGGACCAACAATGAACGGTAAATCCTTTTTAGCGAGCGAGTTCCCTAATCCAGTTATTTTTAATACTGACGGAAACGCAGCACAAATTGAAACACCATCGGTTGACTTAAAAAATGAACGTGATCCAAAGACCGGTGCAATTAAAGTCACTGTTGTTGAACAGATGTTAGAGCTTATTAAAGACCTTGAAAAAGGAAGTCATGGCTTTGAAACTGTGGTTATCGATGTGATTGATGATTTAGTTACGCTCATCGAGCAAGCGATTTGTGAAGAAAATGGCGTTGACTATATAGGTGATGTTCCATACGGAAAAGGTTGGAGTTTACGAAAAACATTCATCACTTCTATTGTGGTTAGACTTAAAGCCTTGCCAATGAACGTTATCTATATTAGTCGATATGCTACAAAGCTTGAGAATAACGTAGAAAAGCCAATTCCATCATTAGGCGATAAAGATTTAAACGTTGTAAATGGCAACTGTGACCTGAACATCATGTGTCAAAAAATCGGCAAAAAATATCTTCGCCGCGTAGTGGATCGCCGTAAAAATTATCAACGTGATTGGATAGAGGACGAGCGTATCTTAAAGATCTTAGATTCTGTTATTGGTGCCTTTGATAAAGGTTCGGCTACAGCTCCACAAACTGAAAATAAAGTTGAACAGCTAGCCGAGCCTGTGGAAGAAAAGAAAACATTAACCGAAATTGCTGAGGAAGTATCGGTTGAATTAGAAGATGGCTCTATTGCTACTGTAGTAGCTGAAAAAGATAAGGATGTTGTTTCACCAGAAGAAAATGAATTAAATAATACTGATCCTGGCATTGAAGAATACGTGAAGGATAACCCACCGCCAGCCAATGAACCGAATACAACTGTAAAAGCACCGCGTACAGCAAAACCAGGTGCAACAAGAGCACCGAGAGCTCCACGTACAAAATAAAACTAAAAACAATAAAAGTGAGGTAAATTATTATGTCAAACTTAGCAGCTATGGCTCAAAAATTATTAGCAGAGGGATTTGATCCTAAAACATCACCGGTAGATGATTATGAGGCACTACCAGAAGGGGGATATGATGTTGTACTTTCAGAAGTACAATGGCGTGTAAATGATAAAGGTACAGAATGGTTACAATTAGACCTTGAAATTTTAAATGAAGGTTATGAGAATCGTAAACATTTTGGAATGATCTTCTTCACCGAAAAAATGATGGAACGTGCATTAAAACAAACGATGAAATGTGCCTCAGCGCTTGATATTGAATTAGATCCATCTGTATTTGGTTCTCCAGAAACAGATTTAGTAAATGCCTTTAAAGAAGCACTAGGCACGCAATGCGAAATGGAGATTAAACATTCTAAATCGAAAAATGGAACATTTGTTAACTTCTCATTAAGTCAACCGGAGCCATTCTAATATGTTCAAAGTGTATGATTTTGAGGTTTTCCCTAACGACTGGATGTGCGTCATCTTAAATCTGGCCAACAATAGAATCATACGCATACACAACGATAAAGAGCGCCTACAAAGCGCTCTTTCTTCAAAAGATATTCTTGTTGGCTTCAATAACTATTATTATGACGACATCATCTTATGGGCTATTTTAACGGATCAGGACCCTTACCAAATTAGTAAACAAATTATAGACAGTACTTTTAGACGGAAAGTAAGTTGTGGTTTTCTTACTCTGGACGTGAAACAAGAGCTTATAAATAAAGGACTTTCATTAAAAGAAGCAATGGCCAACTTAGGTATGAACATAATTGAAACACCAGTAGATTTCGAACAAGAAGCATTGTCTCCAGAGGAAGTTGAAACGGTTTTTAATTACTGTGAAAACGATGTAAAAGCAACCGGTGAAGCTTTTCAAAAACGTGAAGATTATTTTGCTTCCAAATTTGAAATTATTGAGACGTTCCAATTACATCTGTCTGATGTGAAAAAGACACGTGCAAACTTAGCATCTACAGTATTAAAAGCTTTCAAAATTAAGGACCATAAGCGTGATCGATTAAAGCTCAGCTATGACAAGCGACTAAAAATAAATGAATTGCCAAAATCGGTTGTCGATTTTTACAACAACATCCATATGTCCTATTTAGAAGGTGGATCCGTAACGGATTTAGAGAAACGACAATTTGAATATAAGCTTGCTGGATTAACACATACCTATGGCTTCGGTGGACTACATGCGGCGAAAGAAAATTATTTAGGAGAAGGGTATTTTCTTCACATCGATGCAAAATCTTATTTTCCAACATTAAAGATCAATAACGGGTTTATAAGTAGAGCTGCAAAGATGCCTGAACGATACGAAAAGATATACCAGGAACGATTAAAGTATCAAGCTGCAGGGGAATCAAAAGAGGAAATATATAAGATATTACTTAATGCTGCAGTAGGGGCTTGCAAGTCAGAGTTCAATGCGCTATTTGATCCGCAACAATTTAACAACATCGTAGTAAATGGCCAATTAATTCTTACGCATTTGATTATGCTATTAGAGCCTTTTATAGAGCTTATTCAATCAAATACAGACGGTTTAATTGTTAAATATGAGGACAAATCATTCCGACCGTTTATCGATGAGATCATTGAACGATTTAGTAAACATTATGAAATAACTTTCAAAGTAAATGAGATTAATAAAATCGCTCAGCGTGACGCCAATAACTATTGTGTTCGATATTCTGATGGAAAAATCGTTGCAAAAGGGATTATGAAAAACTTTGAGGGTGGTACCTGGGAGCGTAATAGTTTATCCATTATCGATACAGCCTTGGTCAATTACTACATGCATGATATACCAGTTCAAAAAACGGTCATTAATATGTTTAAGAAAGATTTATCTGCTTTCCAATTGGTGGCTAAACAAGGGAAGTTCGAGGGTTTGACTTGTGAGGTATTTGAGGATGGCCAAATGAAAATGAAACAGCTGCAGAAAGTAAATCGTATTTTTGCAACGAATGATCCAAAGCGTGGTGGTGCTTATAAAGTGCGTGATGAAAAGTACCAAAAGGTTTCTAATAGTCCAGAGCAAGTTATCGTGTGGAATGGTGAGTTGAAGGATTTCGAGAAGCGAAAAATCGATTTGAATTGGTACGTAAAAATGATTCAAAAACAATTATTTGTATAGGAGAGTGTTTCGAATGACAACAGATACAGTACAAACAAAAGATATTGAAATTAATGTGCTTTTTAAGAAAATGCAAAAGGATGATAAAAAGGAAGTGTTAATGTTTCATATTTTATCAGATGAAACGAAACATGCTGCTGATCTATTAAGGTTAACAGGGAAAATGACCATTTTAACAATTTCAGATGATGAGGGACCATATGAGTCGATTCAAGCTGAATTTGTAAACTTACAGCGTGACAATAAAAAGACTGTACTCAAATTTAATGTAGCAACTGAGGATGTAGACAGAGTAAACGCTATTTATCCAGCTGCAGGTACAAATGTTGATTTATTGATTCAGCCACAACAAATGAGCATCGATGATTTAGAAGATGAGCATGAGGGGATTCCTTATGAGGTCGGTTCAGATGGGACGGTAGAAGTTAATTCGGACCAGGGCCAAGAGGAATAGTTGAAAGAAACTTTGTTTACTCTTGTTTACGAGTTAAAACACCGCGGTGTTATCGTTTGTTTACAAAGAGTAAACAAATGTTATCGAACGGCACAACATGAGGAAAACAAGAAAGGAGGTGCTACGGTTTGAAGTCTACTGTAAAGCCATTGCGCTATATCGAGCTTGAAGAAAAGAAGCCTAAACATTCATTCGACATATTTTCTACGGACCACAAAAATTATAAAGATGCTGGTGTCATTCTGACAAAAGATATAGTGGTCGTGGATTTTGATACACGCTCAGATGCAGCTGAATATATCTATTCTGTCTATCCATCCTTGCGTGTAGAGACGAGTCGGGGTTTTCACCTTTGGTATAAGCGTCCAAAGGCTGAGGGAATGACCACACCAATTAAAAACTACACGGATAAAACAACGGTGGCCGGATTAAAGGTCGATTATAAAACAGGCACTCGCTCACAAGCTACGATTAAGCAAAATGGCAAACTTCGACCAATGGAAAATGCTCATTATCTTGAAGATGTGAGTACACTACCAGAGCTTCCTTTGCTCTTGTATCCTTCTAAATTAAAACATAATTTACTAGGCATTAAAGAAGGGCAAGGGCGCAATAGTGCAATATATAGCCATTTACTCACAACGTTAGAGCAATATGGCACCGATATGATCGACAATGAAACGCTGCAGGTACTTGCAACCTATATCAATACAAAAGTTTTTGGCGAACCAATGGACAATGACGAGCTTCATAACACTATCAAGTCTGTGTTAGATAAAAAACCAGCACCTAGCTCACAGCAGTGGCTTAATCCAAAGGATATGGTCATGACCAGTGAAGTATTGGCCAAGCGTCTGGATCTTCATTATTACAACAATCAAATTTATTTTAAGCAGCTGGACCGTTACATTACCGATTCCAATAAGCTGCTACGTGAAATAGACAAGCACATAAAATTAAAGCCAGCACAACATAAGCAGTTGATGGAACTATTTAAAATTAAATCAAACGTAGTAGAGGATAATGATTTCGTTATTCAGCTACCTAATGGCGTGATTATCGATGATGGTGAACCAATAATAATTGATGCTGGATTCACACCTTACTTTTTAGATGTTCCATACGATGAGGAAGCCTATGATGAGCACGTTGATAAATTCTTAGATTTCTTTACTTGCAATCGAAAAGATTTAAGACTAGTGATTGAAGAAATGTTTGGCCATATTTTAATGACCAAAGGCTTTCCGCACAAAGTTTTTTTCTATAAGTCCGAAAAGGGGAACAATGGTAAATCAACATTATTAAAAATGTTAACTGCCTTCACAAATGGTCTTGAAACAAATGTGCCTTTAGATAAATTTGATGACGATACGGCCGTCTATGGTATGTCCGGTAAATTAATGAACATCGCCGATGATATTGATGCTTCATACCTGGACAAGTCGGCCAATTTCAAAACACTTGCATCTGGAGATCCAGTCATGTTGCGGCCGATCTATTCAAGCCCAATTACCATACGCTCAAAGGCGACACTTATTTTTACTTGTAATAAGATGCCACAATTTAAAGATAAATCGGGTGGTATAGGTCGGCGTTTAGTTGTCATTCCTTGTGATGCTGAGGTTAAAGTAATCGATGAGAATTTAGACGAAAAACTCTCGAGTGATACAGCTAAGTCTTACATATTAAAATTAGCACTCGAAGGAATTAAAAGAATACGTCAAAACGGCAATAAGCTATCAGATTCATCCACAATTGAACAGCAGACAATTGAATACTTCATTCAATCCGATAGTGCTCTTTCATTTTTACATTATTATAGTGATGAAATCGAAGAAAAACGTACACGTGATGTTTATGCCATGTACGTAGCTTATTGTGAAGAAGAAGGGCATAAACCCGCTGGAAATACCGAGTTCGGTCGTCGTATGAAGAAGGAAGGTTGGGAATCGAGGGTAGTAAAAGTTATGGGAAATTCCGTGCGAGTCTATAAAAAAGTTACGGATGAGGTAACGGGATAAGGGTGAATATCAGTAACCTGTTATAAACCTTTATATATCAATAGTTTATACTGTTTTTGATTGAAAGACGGTTACAATTCAAAAAGTACATCTGTAACCTCTACAAACCCTTATTATATATATATTTATATTATTATTATTTCTTTTGTTACAGATAAATAATAGATATAAGTATATAAAAAATAAATAAAAAGAAAAAAAGAAAGAAATAAAAAAGATATAAAGAAAATGCGCTTAAATATCTGTATATTTGTAACCACAAATATGAAACCGTTGATATATCAACATTTTGAAGGTTACGTATATCTTGAAACTCGCTGTAACACAATTTGTAACCTTTATTGAAAGTAGGTGCTGCACATGTATGAATGGTTGAAGGATTATCGAAAACTTGAGGAACAAATTACTTACCTTGAATACAATCTCAGTAAAACCAAACGTGAGTTAAGACGTTGGGAAAATGTAAATGATTTAGGTAAGTACAAGCTAGAAGCCGAATCATTAGGTGCAAATGTAGAAGTGAAAATTGAAGCAATCGAATATGAATTGGCCCATAAATTAAATGACCTTCATGATTTGAAAAACCTTATTAGCACATTCGAAGGGCTTGAATATAAAATACTTTATCGTAAGCATGTCGAAGGTAAGACGCTTGAAACAATTGCGGGTGAATTAAATTACAGTACAAACTACATTAAGATGAAACATGCAAATATTATGCGTATGATGCAATACGCTGAAAAAGTATCATCTAAGTAATGTATTAAAATAGTACCTTACTAAGTAGTGGCTGAATCTATTGAATATCCGTTATATGATGGTAATGTCAAAAAGCGCATGGAAATGCGTAAACAAATTGCCTTACAAATATAAGCACGTTCGCTTGTACGTGTATTTCGCAAACAAGCATGAGAGGCTACTAAATTGGTAGTCTCTTTATTCTTCAATTTTCTAATAGTGACATATGTTACCTTTTATCCTATAATTAGAATGAAAGGAGATGAGCATATGGAATTTTTACAATTAGATGAAACTAGTACACCAAAAGAGATTGAAGTATTTTTAGGAAATTTTTTTAGAACACCTGATGGAGTAGGGCAAACATTAATTTCATCACCAACAAACAATTATCATGAGACTTTAGAGAGTTTCTGGATAAAATATAATGATAAAGAAACTACATTTCCTCCCAATGTTCTTTTGATTACAGATGGAAACGAACTAATGATAATTGAAGTTCGAGAATCAAGATTTAAACAAATTAATAAAATAAATTAATACATAAAGGTCACATCTAACAGGTGTGGCTTTGCAACTTTATTAGTAATTGTATAAACTTCATTTTAGTCTTACTTTTATTCCCATTTAGATTAATTTGACCTACACAATGTTAAGGTTCATAGTACGCGTTTCAATTTGAAATAAAAGGAGAGTTATTATGAATATGGAGTTCAATTTTGAAGATTTCCCTAAATTGGAAACGGAACGCTTTATCCTAAGAAAAGGAATAGTTGATGATTCCCAAGATATTTTTATGCTTTATTCTGATGAAAATGTAGTTAAGTATATTCCATTAACATTATTTACTTCAGTAGAAGATGCAATATATGAAATAAATTGGTATGATAAAATTTTCAAAGAACGGACAGGTTTAAGATGGGTAATCGAAGAAACTAAAACCAAAAAAGTGATTGGAACATGTGGTTATTTGAATTATGAAAATGAACATAACCGAATAGAAATTGGGTATGATTTAAAACCTGAATATTGGGGAAAGGGTATTATGCAAGAGGCTTTAAGTAGCATAATCCATTTTGCCTTTACGTCAATGGGAATTAATAAGATTGAGGCAAAAGTAGAACCAGAAAATACATCATCTATAAGATTGTTGGAGAAATTAAATTTTTGTCAAGAAGGTGTTTTGAGACAACATGAATTTGAAAACGGGAAGTATATTGATCTTGCCATATTATCTATTTTGAAAAGTGAATATCAGAAGGTTATGAAGAAGTCACGCTCGCAATGAATCGTGGCTTTTTATTATGCCTTGAGAGGTCTGGTACATGGTGTACTAAAGCTATAACTATAAATTGTGGGGGGATGAACAATGGAATTTACAAAAGCAGAAAAGATGGTATTACTATCAATGGTCACTGATTGTTTAGGTGTGGAAACACTTATCGAACTAAGCGGAAAAGAGACTGTTATTAAACTTGATGCACTGTCAAATGATATGGTGGATAATACAACGCCAAATGAAATGAATCTGATTGGTCTAAGTACAATAAAGAAATTAGTTGATGGCATTTTAGAAGATGAATTGCCACCACGTTTGGAAGGCAGCGAGTGAGCAGTCCACACACGTATTCATTTCAATTCTTTAGGTTCTTCTAGGACTTTTTTTGCATGCGGGGCTTGCGAGCCCCAAAAGTGGTCTATTTTTATTCGAAAAATTTCACTTTCGCTTTCGCTTTGCGCGAGTTGAAAGTTACAACTTTGAAAAAATCCTTCATCTATTGTTTTGGAAAATGAAAAAAGATTATAAGTATAAAAGCGAAAGTGAGGTGTGAGATATGACAAAATCTAAAGCGAAAGTAGATGACCTTACTACTTTGGAAATTGGAACAAGTGAATTTGCAAAATTGGTAGGAAAAACGCCGCAATGGATCCGTCAGTTAACACGTGATGGTGTACTCACACAATGCGGCCGTGGAAAATACAATTTGGCAGAAAATACTCTCGCTTATATTGAGCATACTTCAGGTGGTAAAGAGGAAAACGGTAAGCCACGTTATGTAGATGCCAAAACAGAACATGAAATATTAAAGAAGGAAAAAACGGAATTGCAAGTACAGCAACTACGTGGTCAGTTGCATGCTGCAGAAGATGTACGGCTAATTATGGGTGATATGATTTTAAGCGCTAAATCGAAATTATTGACCTTACCTGTGCGGATAGCTGGGCAACTGGAAGGTGAGTCCACTAAAACGATTGAACAAATATTAAAAACAGAAATTGAAGATACTTTAACTGTTTTAGAGGATTATTCACCAAAACTTTTTGAAAAAGAAAGTAGCGAATAAGTTGGTTGCAGAAAAAACAATCGATTTATTTAAAGATTTAGCGCAACTGTGGTCCCCACGTCCGAATTTAACAGTTTCAGAGTGGGCTGATAATTATCGTATTTTAACTTCTGATACATCTGCTGAAGCAGGTCCATGGCGAACTAGCCGAGCACCATACATGCGTGAAATTATGGATTGTATTACAGAATCAAATACTGAAGAAGTAGCGGTTATGGCATCAGCTCAGGTTGGTAAAACGGAATTTATGTTAAATATGGTTGGCTATCATATCGACTATGATCCATGTCCAATAATGTTCATGTTGCCAAATAAAAAATTGATTCGTTATTTTTCTACAACAAGGCTTTCCACAATGATTGAAGCAAGTGAGGCCTTACGAGATAAAGTGGCAAAAAATGCTGGGAATACTATAGACGAAAAAAATTTCTTAGGTGGCTCAATCGCGATAGTCGGTGCAAATGCTGCCACTTCTTTATCCAGTAGACCAATCCGAATTTTACTATGTGATGAAGTAGACCGTTATCCAGTATCAGCTGGTAAAGAAGGGGATCCAATAAATTTAGCAAAGATGCGTACAACAACCTTCCCTTCAAACAAAAAATTAGTCTATGTGTCAACGCCTCTAGATAAAGGTACATCTCGCATAGAGCAAATATATGAAGATAGCACAATGGAACAGTGGTCAATGGCTTGTCCATCATGTGATACTTACCAGCCAATCAAATGGGCACAAATAAAATTTGAGTATCGCAAAACTGAGGATAACGAATTTATTGTGGATGAAGTGAATCATGCATGTAGTGAATGTGGCTGCTTACATAGTGAACGTGAGTGGAAACGTACTGAAGGTAAGTGGGTTGCACAAAAGAAGCACTCTCATCGACGTGGTTTCCATCTGAATCAATTTTCGAGTCCATGGGTAACATGGGAAAAAATTGTCCGAGATTTTTTGGAAGCTAAACGAGATGGCCAAGAAAAATTAAAAACATGGGTCAATACCGTCCTTGGTGAATCATGGGAAGAAAGCGGCACAAAAGTTGATGAAGAAATTCTGTTTGAGCGTCGTGAAAAATATGATGCTGAGGTACCTGAACAAGTTAAAGTACTCACTGCAGCTGTAGATGTTCAAGATGATCGTTTTGAAATTGAAGTAGTTGGATGGGGAGCTGGGCGTGAGTCCTGGGGAATTGAGTATTTTGTTTTATATGGTGACTTAAAGCGAGAAGAAACATGGCAGCAACTTGATTTGTGGCTACAAAAACGTTGGAGTAAAGCAAATGGTAAGCAGTTTGGCATTGCTTGCACTTGTATAGATAGTGGCGGTCATTATACGCAGGAGGTTTATCGTTTTACAAAAATACGTGAAGCCCGGCGGATTTATGCAATTAAGGGTATGAACATTGCAAAAGGTGAATATATGCCACTTTTAGCAGGTACATCGAGACCGAAGCCACTAAAAACACTACTTGTTCGGCTTGGTGTTAATGATGGCAAGGCACGTGTAATGTCAAGTTTGAAAGTAGAAGAACCTGGACCAAACTATTGCCATTTCCCAAGGGGACAAGGTTATGAGTTAAATTATTTTCTTGGCCTAACTGCAGAAAAGTTGGAAACTCGTCATGAAAAAGGTGTTCCGTATCAAACATGGATAAAAATTCGGACAAGAAACGAGCCATTTGATTTACGAGTATATAATACAGCTGCCATTGAAATTATTAATCCAAACTTTGAAAAAGAGTATTCAGGTACTTATAAAAAAAGAAAAAGAGTGAGGGGGTAACTAATGGCTATTACATTAGAGGAAGCTCAAGAAAATCTAAGGATTTGGCTGGAGGCGGAGCGTGCTATTGCAAATGCACAAAGTTATACGATAAGTAATCGAAGTTTAACAAAAGCTAATTTATCTGAAGTCGCTAAACGAATTGCCTATTGGGAAAATAAAGTTACTGAGCTTGAAATGACTCAAAAGGGTAAACGGATGCGAAGAACAAAACAATTTATTCCCTGGGATTCTTAGAAAGTAGGTGAAAAAGTTTGAAAGCTGAGAATATAAAAAGAGAATCTGATCAAAAATCACCTGTAAATTCTGTTGCAACAAATACAGGTTATGGGAATCATGCTGCAAGTGGTACAAAACGTGCTGTTGTTGGGTGGATTAGTTCTTTAAGTGATCCAATTGATGATATAGAGCGTAATGTTGAAAAAATGCGTGAACGTTCCAGGGATTTATATATGGGTGCACCTATTGCTAGTGGATCATTAAAGTCCATAGTTACCAACGTCGTCGGTTATGAGCTGAAATTAAATGCTCAAATTGACGGCGATTTTTTAGGCCTTTCGCAAGAAGAAGCAGAAGCTATTGAAGACAAAATTGAGCGTGAATTTGAATGTTGGGCTGATTCTAAAAATTGCGATGCAAACCGTATGTGTGACTTCGGTCAATTGCAACAATTGGCACTTTTATCAACTTTAGCTTCTGGGGACTGTTTTGCAATTTTACCCTATAAAAAACGAGTTGGTTCACAGTATGAACTTACAGTGAAATTAATTGAAGCTGATAGGATTTGTAATCCAGTGATCAATACATTTTATGAAGAACGGCTAATCAATGGTGTAGAGATAGATTCAACAGGTGAAGTTATTGCCTATCACATTGCAGATAAACATCCAAATAGCTCTTTGACTGGTCAAAATGATTGGAAGCGAGTTGAAAAGTATGGAAAGCTCTCTGGACGTTTAAATGTTATTCATTTATTAGATATTGAACGACCAGAACAACGTCGTGGGATACCGATTTTAGCACCTGTTATCGAAGGCTTAAAACAAATTGATCGATATACTGATGCTGAATTAATGGCAGCGGTAATAAGTGGCATGTATTCCGTATTTATTACAACAGAAGCTTCACAGCAAAACGATTTTGGTGGAGGTTTTGGAGAAGAGGATGACCACGAGGAAGATAATTCAAAAATAAATATCGGAAATGGCTCTGTCACATTTCTTCGTGAGGGGGAAAAAATTCAAGAATCGAATCCTGGTAGACCAAATCCAAATTTTGATGCCTTTACAACAGCTATTTTCCGTCAAATAGGGGTTGCTTTAGAGATACCTTATGAAGTATTAATGAAACATTTTACTTCTTCTTATTCAGCGTCTAGAGGTGCTTTACTTGAAGCTTGGAAAATGTTTAAAAAGCGTCGAATATGGTTAGCTAAAAACTTTTGCCAGCCTATTTATGAAGAGTTTCTTGCGGAAGTAGTTTTAAAAGGACGTATTCATGCACCAGGCTTTTTTGATGATCCTTTAATTCGAAAAGCATATTGTAGTGCAGAATGGAATGGACCAACACAAGGCCAACTAGATCCTAAAAAAGAAGTAGAAGCAGCAATTCTACGTATTGAATCAGGATTGAGTACTCGTACCCGCGAAGCTCAAGAATCAACAGGGACTGATTTCTTCCGTAATCATGAATTGAGAAAACGGGAAGAACAGTTACGATATGAAGCAGGATTTAATGCACCTGTAAATATAAATATTCAATCTGATAAATCAGATGAAGGAGGTGAGAAAGAATAATGAGAGTTGACATTAAGGGACCTGTTATTAACGATGGTGATCAATGGATCTACGATTATTTTGGTATTCCAGCTGTGAGCCCTGGGAAGGTATTAAACTCTATCGACCAGGCTATTAAAAACAACCATAAAGAGTTACAAGTTGTGATAAATAGTGGAGGAGGTTCTGTTTTTAGTGCTTCTGAAATTTACACAGCACTAAAATCTTTTGGCGGCACAGTTAATGTAGAAATTGTGGGGGTTGCTGCAAGTGCTGCATCTGTAATTGCAATGGCAGGAACGAATGTTGTCATGTCGCCTACTGCGCAAATGATGATCCATAATGCTGCAAATGGTGCGAATGGTGATTATCAAGTAATGGATGATAATAGTGAGTTCTTGAAAAATGTAAATGCTTCTATTATCAATTCCTATACTGCAAAAACAGGTAAGTCTAGTGATGAGTTGAAAACTATGATGGATAAAACAACATGGATGACAGCTCAGCAAGCTAAAGAGCATGGTTTTATCGATGCGATTATGTTTGAAAAAGAAGTCGGTGCGGTTGCTGATTTAAGTATTAACAGCGTAATACCTCAGGAAGTTATTGATAAAGTAAGGCAACAAATGGCGAAAGATCCTACAGTGAATGTTGTAAATCAAGCTGACAATTTAACAAATGAAAATAAAGATAATGGAGGAAATGATGTTATGGATTTAAAAACGTTACAAAATGAACATCCGAAACTATTTGAGCAAGTGAAGAATATGGGGTATGCAGAAGGTGTAAAAGCTGAAAACTCTAGAATCAAAGCAATTGAAGATATTGCAGTACCAGGGAATGAAGCATTGGTTAATAATGCAAAATATGAAAAACCTGTTCCTGCTGCACAATTTGCAATGAATGCTTTAAAAGCTCAAAAAGAACAAGCTCAAAATCAATTAATGAATATGCAAAAAGATGCTGCACCATTAAACGAAGTTCCTGGTTCTAATGCGCCGGTTCAATCCGATCCTATGGATGAGGTAGAAAAAGAAGCTGAAGCGTTAGCTAGTATTTTTGCAAAAGGAGGAAAAGAATAATGAAGTTAAATGGACAAGTTGGTGCTTATCAGCCAAACAATTTAATTTATGATACTTCATTTCCCATTCAAAAAGGATCCGTTAAATTAAAAGCTGGCCAAGGTCTTTTATTACAAGGCATGATCATTGGTAAAGACAGCGAAGGGGAATATTTAGTAGCTAGTACTACTGCTACAACGCCAATCGTGGCAGATGCCATTTTGACGGATGACGTTGATACGGGTAGTGAGCCTGGTAAGTCTGTTTTTGCTGAAACCTATATTTCAGGATCATTTAATTTAGATGCTTTACTTACAGATGGTACAGATAAAGTATCTGTTCATTATGATGTTTTACGCACTAAAGGAATTTATTTAAAGGCTTCAATTTAAGGAGGAACAAACATGGAACTATATAAAACTCTTACAATCTTAAAAGCGATTACCCAAATGCCAAAAGTGCACACATTCTTGCGTGACACTTTTTTTAATTCAGTTGAAACTTTCCCGACTGAAGATGTTCTAATTGATTACACAAAAGGTAAACGTAAAATGGCGCCTTTTGTGGCACCGCGTACCGGTGGCGTAACCGTTAAACGTGATGGTTACCGTACTGAAAAATATGTTGCTCCACGTATTGCTCCGCAAAAATCATTAACAATTGATGATATTACAAAGCGACTAGCTGGAGAAAGTATAGTTAGTACAAAAACACCTGCTCAACGAGCACGTGAGCTTTTAGCAAATGATTTAATTGAATTAAACGAAATGATTAGTCGTCGTGAAGAGTGGCTAGCTGCTCAAACATTAGTAAAAGGAAAAGTTATCATGAAAGGATATACTGGCGACGGTCCAGATAGTTTTGTGGAACAAGAACTTGACTTTAACTTTACTCAAGGTGTCACTTTATCAGGCACTGATAAGTGGGATAATTACACGCAAAATGCAGAAAAGAAATATGTTTCTAATCCGTATGAAGATATTAAAGGATGGCGAAAAGAAGTAACAAAAAAATCAGGCGCTGCACCAGACACACTACTTCTTGGGGAAAATGCAGAGAAAGCATTTATTAATCATCCAGTTATTAAAGAAATGTTTGATAAAAAGAACATGAATTTCGGGAATATTGAACCGAGTATTAAAAGTGATGCTGTAACCTTCATCGGCAAGTTACCAGGGTTAGGTGTCGAAATCTATACTTATGATGATTGGTATTTAGACGATGATGGAAAAGAGCAGCCATACATCCCTGTTGATACGGTCATTCTAGCTAAGAAAAATTTCGCGGGCTTCGCATACGGTGCTATTACACAGATGGAGAAAAATGATGAGTTCGTGACTTATGAAGGTCAACGAGTGCCGAAAATTTGGGCAGATCATCAGAATGAACAAAAAATGGTTCGTCTTGCATCTCGTCCTATTCCAAAGCCAGGAAATGTAGATGCATGGTTAACTTCAAAAGTAGTCTAGGAGGGTTTATATGAAAGGATTCAAAGTACTATCTTCATTACGTCATAATGGTGAACGTTATTATGTAAATGGTTTTCTCGCAGAATCTGCAATAACAGAAAAAGAGAGTGCTAGACTTCTAAATTTAGGTGTTGTTACTGCAGTTGTAAAAGAGGATGAGAAAGTAATTCCAACTGTAAAAGAACCAACTGAAACTAATGTACTGGAAGATGAGCCTATTGAAAAGACACTGGATCTTAACTTTGAATTAGACGAGTTAAAAGAAGGTGCTAAACAACAGGGTTTAGAATGGAAAGGTAATATCAGCAAGTCAAACATTATTGCTTTAATTGTGGAAAATGATAAAACGGCATATTTCTTAGATCAATTAGAGGACTAAGGGAGCGTGGAAATATGAATTTTAAGGAAGCAATAGAAAAAGACCTTTCTAGTGTTTTTTTTAACGCCAATGAATTTGCAGAAGAACATGAATTAGAAGGGGAAACGTTAGGCTTAGTAGTTGAAGATACCAGTCTTGAAGAACTGAAAGGCTATGGGAAAGATCAATTAAGTGCTTCGCAAGAAGTGTTTTCACATTTCAAAACAATTTTTGTGAGAAGTAGTGATTTTTACGTCCCGAAAGTCGGAAGTTTTTTAAATTTAGACGGGAATGAATATTACGTAGAAGAATCAGCAGAAGATATGGGTATTATTCGTATTGTAATCAGTGCAAATGAAAGTTAGGTGTCTATATGATTGAATTAAAAATGCATCATGTAGAGAAGTTAGAAAAATTGTTCTCCAAAACACCAAAAGAAGCACGGACAGTATTTGCACGGTCCATTAATAGATCAGCTGTAACTGCACGATCAAAGGCAAGTCAAGAAATTAGAGCGAAATATATTATTCGTGCTTCTGATGCAAAAAGTGCTATTAAAATAAATAAAGCAACTGCAAGTAAGCTTTCTGCACAAGTTCGTGCGAGTGGGCCTGCTACGCCATTGATGAAGTTCGATGTAACACCTACGAAACCTAATAATGCAATAGTTCGTGCACGTGTTAAAAAAAGTGGCGGTAGAAAGCCTATTACACATGGATTCATTGCCGGGATGAGTAATTCACACACTAATGTATTTATACGTGTAAGTAAAAGTCGATTGCCGATTAAGGGACTATACGGACCATCTATAGCACAAATGATGGGTGAAGATACAGTGATTAAAAGTATTGCTACTCATGCCCAAGAAACGCTTGATAAGCGTATTGAGCATGAAATGAATCGATTACTATATGGAGGATAATTAATGGATTCACTAAACATGACAGATGAATTGGTTGCTTTTTTAACAGATTCATTAGCAGATATGCGTTTACCAACAAAGGATGAAAAAATATTTAAAGCACCAACTATATATGACGGTTATCCACCACCAAAAAAAAATGCAAGACGTGGCGAAGATGATACAGAACAGGACGATTACCCATTTGTAATTGTCCGTTTTTTATTTGAAAAAGATAATTTAAAAAATGAAAACGTCATGAAATTTAGATTTGTAATAGGTACTTATAGCAAAGATGAACAACATGGATGGCGTGAAACTCTGGATGTGATGAATCACATCAAATTTGCTTTAAAAGAAGTAGGTAGCGTCGGTCCTGGTATTTTGACAGGAGAAATTGAATCAGCCCTTTTTGAAGAACAAACGAAACCGTTGTGGCATGGAGTCATGGAAGTAGACTTCGCAACGCCACCAGTTCAATTAGATAGGAGTGTATTAGGAGATGACTTCAACTATTAAAAAACAACAAGCATCCGCAAAACAAGTTGGCCAGGTGTTAGAGGAAAGTATTAAACATGAAGTCCTTTTGTATGTTGGCCCAGCTGTTAAAGGATTACAACGATTCAGCTCATTTGTAGGTGGTTATCCAGAGCACTTTAAAGACCATCTGGAAAAATCACCGGCATTTAAGAAAATGTTTATTCAACCTGAGAAGTTAACAGAATTTCAAAATAGCATGTTAGATGCTTATTCAGTGGAATCGATGTTGTTTACAAAGACAGAAGAATATTTTAGCGAGGTGAAATAAAATGGCGCGACATGGCTCAAGAGTAACTGAAAAGCCGACTTCACTATCGGCACCAGTAGTAGCTACAGCGACATTGCCAGTCGTTTTCGGCACTGCACCAATTAATCTAGCGGAAACGCTTGAAAACGTAAATAAACCAGTTTTAGCATATTCGTTCCCTGAGTATGTAAAAGCTTTAGGATACTCAGATGATTGGAAAAGCTACACACTTTGTGAAATGGCTGATTTAGCCTTTAGACAATTTAATGTAGGTCCAGTTGTGTTTGTTAACGTTTTGGATCCAAATAAGCACAAAACAAACAAGCAAGAAACGATTAAGGTAGAAACTAAAAAAGGTGCTATTGAAACTAAGGGTATTTTATTAAAATCCTTAGAGGTTCGTAACAATGATATTGAATTAAAGAATGATCAAGACTACATTGCATCATTTAATGATGATGGCCAAGTAGTCATAGCACTATTAATCGAAAATGTAACGGAATTAGATGTTAAGTACGATCATTTAACACCTGGTTCAATTACAAATAACCATATTATCGGCGGTTATGACATTAATACTGGAAAGAGTACAGGATTAGAATTACTTAATTCTGTGTTTCCTAAACTTAGTATGGTACCAGGTCTTGTACTTGCACCAGGGTTTTCAAAAGATCCAACAGTGGCAGCAGTCATGAAAGCAAAAGCTTCATCTATCAATACGTACTTTAAGGCACAAGCGCTAGATGATGTAGACACATTAGAAGCCAATACCTACACAAAGGTTAACGAATGGAAAAATAAAAATAGCTACACAGGTAGCAATGAAGTTGTTTGTTGGCCATTAGCAGGTTTAGGGGATAAGGTATATCACATGTCTTCTCATATTGCTTGTCGCATTATGAAGACAGCTTATGATAACGGCGATTTCCCTCATGAATCTCCATCCAATAAGCTATTACCAATGACAAAACTATTGGTGGAAACGAAGGATGGTCATGAAGAAATTGATTTATCACCGGACCAAGCGGAATTATTAAATAATCAAGGTATTACAACGGCCATTAATTTTATTGGTGGCTGGCGAGCTTGGGGCAATTATACTGGTGCATTTCCGGCTAGTACAGATGTTAAAGATATGTTTATTCCTGTACGTATCACACACAATTGGTTAGGAAATACAATTATTCTCACTACTTGGGATAATGTTGATGGACCAATTGGACGACGCTTAATCGATAAAGTTATAGATACTATGGGGATATGGTTGAATGGTCTGCAAAGTGAAGGGGTGCTAATTGGAGGACGAGTTGAATTTCGTGAAGAAGATAATCCAGTAACAGATTTGATTAGTGGTAAGATCCGATTCCGTTATAGTGTTGCTGAACCAACACCCGCACAAGACATAGAAAATATTTTAGAATTTGATACAAGTTACTATAAATCACTATTCATTAGTGAATAGGAGGTAAAATACAATGCTTTTTCCTGAAAAATTAAATGAATTCCGTATATACGCTAATGATAAACCTGATTTACTAGGCGTATCGGATGTTGAATTGCCAGAGTTAAATTTTATGTCCGAAACGATTAACGGTGGCGGTATTTTTGGTGAGTATGAAAGTCCAAACTTTGGTCACTTAGAATCTATGCAATTAAAGGTAAATTGGCGTTCTATTTCAGGTGAATTAACAGACTTTTATAAACCTGATGGCATTAAAATCGATTGTCGAATGGCCAACCAACATTTTAATACAAAAACACGTAAACATGAGCTTACACCATCTAGGGTGCTTGTCCTAGGTTCTGTGACAAAAAATTCACTCGGTAAGGTTGAAAAAGGTTCTCCTTATGATGGATCTTCGGAAATAGAGATTCATTATTTAAAACTTGAAGATAAAGGTAAAGTTCTTTTTGAATATGATCGTCATAGTTACACTTATAAAGTTGATGGTATAGATTATGGAGCAAGACTAAGAGAAGCTTTAGGAAAATAAAACAAAAAGGAGCAAATTATAATGAGTCAAAATAAAGAAATTCAAAACAATACAGAGGTAAAAGAAAAAGAAGAAAAAGCAGCAGTTGTTGAAAATCCAAATATAAAAATTATCACTTTAAAGAGTCCTCTCAACATTGATGGGGCTCTTTTAAATGAAATTAAATTGGATTTTGGAAAAATGACTGGATCCGATGTATTAAAGATCGATGCGGAATTAAAAGCAGAAGGTCATGCAGATGGCTTTAACTCAGTTGGAGATCAGCAAGTTTGTGTTAGAATCGCATCCAGAGCATCAGGGATTTTAGTAGATGATTTAGAGCGACTAGGAATAGTAGACTTTGCCGAAGTAACATTCTCAGCTCGAAATTTTTTCTTCCAATAGTTGGTGTGGATGGTGGGAGCAAAGAAATAATGAAGTTGCTCTTATCCTTAGCATCTAATTCATTTACATCAATTGAATATTGGGAGAGACAACCCTTTTCGTTGTTAAAAAAATGGACAGAGTTAATGAACGAGGAAGGAGCTAAAGACGATGGCTAAAAGCTTTGATATGACTTTTGAGATCAATGGTAAAGTCGGTAGCTCCTTCAACAATATTTTTTCAAAAGCTACAACGAGTTTAGGTGATTTAAAAAGCCGTGCTCGCGAAGCACAACGTGAACTAGATCGATTAGGCCGCGATTTTAAAAACGGGAAGATTCACCAATCTCAATATGCAGAAAGTACAGCAAAGCTCTCACGCGAGTTAAAACAGCTAGAGGGTAGCCAACGGCGTATCGGTGCTTTAAAATCCACTTTTTCAAGTGGTATGAATACAGCTAAAACAGTGGCAAGTGTCGGAGCTGTCGGCACAGCTGCTACAGCTGCAGGTGTAGCTATGTCTTCGCTTAATACAGCAGCAAATTTCCAACAACAAATGTCCAAAGTTTCTGCAATATCCGGAGCAACAGGAGCCGATTTGGATAAATTAAGAGATCGATCACTAGAACTAAGTAAAACCTCTAAATTTACCGCCACTCAAGTTGCAGAAGGAGAGGAATACTTAGCTTTAGCTGGTTGGAAAACTAATGAAATTTATGCAGCCATGCCAGGGATGCTAAATCTTGCGGCAGCAGGTGCTATGGATTTAGGTCGCGCGGCAGATATAACTAGTGATACGATGCAAGCATTTAACATGAAAGCAACTGAAGCTGGACATGCTGCAGACGTATTTGCATATGCTCAAGCTAACGCTAATACAAACGTTGAGATGATTGGCGAAGCTATGAAATATGCTGCTCCTATGGCAAATCAAGCTAAGTGGTCAATAGAGGAAACATCTGCAGCACTAATGGCACTTGCTAACCAAGGTCTGAAAGGTTCGATTGCTGGTCAAGCATTTGCAAGCTCAATGAGTCGTTTAGCTAAGGACAAAGGGGAAGTAGCGAAAACAGCAAAAAAATTAGGTATGGAGTTTTTTGATGCTCAAGGAAAAATGAAGTCTCTACCTGGCCTGATAAAAGAGATAGAAAAAGGTACAGCAGGGATGAGTGATAAGCAGCGAATTAGTACGCTACAAACAGTATTTGGTGCAGAAGCATTTAAACATTGGGCTATTTTACTTTCTACTGGTTCCGATGAACTACAAAAAATGACAACAGCATTGGAAAAATCAGATGGAGCTGCAGCTAATATGTCTGCAACGATGATGGATAATTACGGTGGAGCTCTTAATAATTTACAAGCTAGTATCCAAACAGCTCAAATCGAGTTTATGTCGCCAGTTTTACCAGTGTTCCAAAAGTTTTTTGGTGGTATATCGGGCAATATCGAAGACAACATGGGTGTTATTAAAAAAGCTGGGGAAGCTACAGCAAGAATCCTTAGCGATATTACTGCACCATTTAGTACATCAAAGCCGATAAAGCCAAAAATCACACCTGATATGGACCCTACGGATGCTAAAAATATGATGGTCCAATATAGCAAGGACCTACAAAAATATAACATGTTTAAAGATATGGGCTTTGGCGAAAAAGTTGAATATATGCTAGACACGGCTATCCAAAAAGCGGAAACATGGCTAGGTGGTCCAGGTGGCGAAGCGATGGGTCGGATTTTTACAAAACTCGGCACAATTGCAGGGAAAGCGTTTATTGCCGGATTAACGGGTGCTGCTAGTGGTGCTGTTTCTGCTGCTTTAGAAGGTAATTTTAGCGGCGCTCTCGGTCTAGGTGCTGCTGCATGGATGATGGGTGGCGGAACACTTGTCAAAGGTGCTGTTGGCGCTGGTAGATGGGCTATGGAGAGACGTGGCAAAAAAGGCGGTAACAAAGGCTCATCAAAAGACCAAGATTCATCAGGTGTATCCATTGAACCATCGGAATCCAAAAAGAAAAAAAGAAATAATACAGGATCCAAAAAGAAAAATGGAACTAACAAAGGGCCATCAGTCTCTAAAGGTGGTAAAAAGTCTGTCTTTTCATCAATCTGGGACACTGGAAAAAGTAATCTCAAAGGTGGTGGCAAAGCTTTATCATCTGCAGGTAAATGGATTGGAAAAGGGTTTGTTCCATTAAGTGTAATATCAGGCGGTATGGATATATTCAAATCAGAAGACAAAGTAAAAACTACAGGAGAAACCGCAGGAGGTACTATTGGTGGTTGGGGTGGAGCGAAAGCAGGAGCCGCATTAGGTACAGCTATAGCTCCGGGTATAGGCACAGCAATAGGAGGCGTACTTGGTGGTGCAGTTGGATATTTCGGTGGTAAATGGCTAGGTGGAAAAGCTGTTGATACCGCAAGAGGTAGTAGCGAAGCAACTAAAAGTAAACCAGAATCGGCAACAGCATCTGCCTCATCAAAACAGGCTAGTACTGAAACTGCCAAATCAATGGATACCACAAAATTAAATGAATCTGCCAATAAACTTGCAACAACTTTAGAAACTACTAATACAGCCTTTACAACAATATCTACAAGTGCACCATTGGTTGGTCAAAATATGGCAACCTTAGCGACAGGTATTGGTACCGCAAGTACAACTATACTTGGAGCATTTACAACACTTCAAACAAGTACCAGTACAACAGCTGCTAATTTGGATAATTTGACGATGTACTCAGGACAAGTAAGTACAAACTTTTTCACGTCTTTTTACTCGTTGAAAACAGCTACTGATCTATCAAGTTCAAATATGTCTACTTTAGCATCAACCATTGGACAGGCTTCTGGATGGGTTACATCGATACAAGGTATTCAATCGGCTGCTCAAAATGTTATAGCTGCTTTAAATAGTCTTAAAACACGAATTGATAATGTACAAATACCAACTGGTGGCGGTGCTACATCAAGGAGGACGCAATATGAATAGTTATACAACTATCCAGGGCGATACCTGGGATTTAATTGCATACAGGTTATGGGGGAGTGAGTATTTGCTCCCTCTTTTACTTGAAGCAAATCAGGAATATAGAAACACTATTTTTTTTACAGGTGATGTTGTTTTAAACGTTCCTGATGTTGATACAGCAATCTATACTGAACGCCCTAGTTGGCTTGGGGAGCATGATGAATTATGACGTTAGCTAGATGCACAGAATTGAATGTAACTTACAATCAAACACGTTTAACAGATGAATTAGGTAGCGACTTAATTGACTGGACATATACTGACAATTTAAGTGGCGAAATAGACGATTTACAGCTTGTTTTACAAGATGCGGATGTCCATTGGATAAATGATTGGTTCCCGACAAAAGGCTCTCTTATAGAGGCTGAAATAGTACAGAAACACTGGACTGAAAACAATATAAAAACTAAGCTAGGGAAATTTGAAGTAGACGAATTAGATGGCAGTGGTCCACCTACAAAAATGACAATTAAAGCATTAGCCGTGCCAGAATCTACATCTATACGCGGTCAATATAAATCTAAAGCTTGGGAAAAAGCGACACTTAAACAAGTGATAAGTGATATTGCCAAAGCGAATAAATTAAAGCTATTTTGGGAAACGCAAGAAAATCCGAAAAAGGATCGCTACGAGCAAGAATCTGAAACGGATTTAGCTTTTTTGTATCGATTGTGTAAAGACGATGGATTATGTCTTAAACTGTCCAATGGCTCTATAGTCGTTTTAGATGAAGCAGACTACGAAGCAAATCCAACAGTTGACACCATTTTGCGTATAAGCAAAAAAACATCCAAAATACAGGTGCTTGACTGGAGTTTTAATACAACACTCACAGGCACTTATAAAGATTGTCGTGTACAATCTCATGACGCAGGAAAAAAGCAAACAATAAAAGCAACTTTTATTCCTAAAAAGGCTCCGAAAGTGGGCCGTACACTCGTTGTTAAGGAAGAGGTTAAATCTGTTGCAGAGGCTCAAAAATTAGCTAAGAAACGATTGAGGGAGGCTAATAAAGACGCCACGACAATTAAATTAACGGTCATTAGTGAAATGCATATAGATGCAGGAATGACTTTTGATTTAATTGGTTTTGGCCGTCTAAATGGCAAATATATCGTTACGAGAGTAACACATAACAAAAGTGAATTATCCTTAGATTTACGCAAATGTTTGGAGGGTTATTAATGCGTACACAGGTCGGTGAAGTAACAACTGTTGATCCAGCAACAGGGACGGCTCGCGTCAAAGTTGAAGAGCAGGACGACAAGGTATCGGCTCCGTTATTTATTTTGTTTCGAGGCACGTTAAAAAATAAAGACTATTGGATGCCGAAGATAGGAGAGCGAGTACTCTGCCTTTTCACAAAGCGGAGCGAAGGTTTTATTTTAGGTGCATATTATTCAGATGGAACACCCCCACCACGGACCAATCCAGAGAAGCGATGTATTGAATTTGAAGATGGTAGCTTTATCGAATATGACACTAAAGCGCATAAATTACATTTAAACATAGATGGTGAAATAAACATCGAAACAAAAGGTCCTGTAACAGTTAATGGGCAATTACTTTCACCTGGTGGTAACAACTCAACATCGGAATAAAGGAAGTGATTTGAAATGGCCACAATCGGCAGTTTTGGTGATGTCATTTTTGAAGTGTCTACAGATAAAATATTAACATTTAACGATTTAGAAAAGAAAAGTAGCGCTAAGTGGAATGAACATGAGATTGCTGGGAATAAGGCAAAATTAGAATTTGACGGACCTGGACTAGCAGAATTAAATTACAATATTTTATTACGGGCTGAACATGGTATTAATCCCATGAAAGAAATGTCCAGGTTAGAAAGGATGCAAAATAGAGGAGAAGCTCATCATTTTGTCTTAGGGCAAAAGCCAATAATGATAAATAAATTGGTCGTAACAGATCTTACAGAAAAATTACGAAACATTGATCAACAAGGAAATGTGTTCACAATCGAAGTAGCAGTTTCTTTAAAAGAATATGTTGAGAGTAAGACACCTGTCAAAAAAACAACTACAAATAGCAACCAAACAGCAGCTGCAGGTAATTCAAAAAAAGCACTTGGTACCATGACTATTACTGTAAAGTCGGTACATATTCGGAATGGACCAGGTGTGAATCATAAGGTGCTTGGTTATGCCATGAAAAATGATAAATTGACGGTTTATGAAGATAAGAGTGGTTGGTACTCACTTGGCGGTGGTAAATACATTACATCTAATAAATCGTATTCTTCTTTAAAGAAAGGGTGATTAGCATGTATGTTGTAGAGCCAATGCAAAATATAAATTTTGGAGCGACAGGTGTAGAAGAGATACTACAGAATGTCGCTTTTATTATGGCTACTGCTATGATGAGTTGCCCACTGGATCGTGAATTTGGATGGGATATGACCGTTATCGATACACCTATCAATATTGCAAAAGCGAGAATAACAGCAAAATTAACCGAAGCAATCAACAAGTTTGAGCCACGTGCGCTTATTGAGTCTATCGAAGTAACCGGAGATGGATTGGTTGGTAGCTTAAAGCCGAAAGTGAAGGTGAGAATCAATGAGTCGGTTTAATTTACCAGATTTATATTTTTTAGAAAAAGCACCAGAGTTAATTGAACGCGAAATGTTATTTCATGTAGAAGATAAAGCAGGTTTTTCTTTACAACGTGCCGATCCAAGAAGAAAGTTTGTACAAGCTTTTGCGGCATTTGTGTCAATTGAACGTAACAAATTAGAGCATGGATTACGTCAGAATCGCTTGTCATACGCAGAAGATGACATGCTAGACCATTTTGGTGAAGAAAATTCTACGAAACGACTATCATCAAAATTTGCAGGTACAAAAATGGAGTTTGTATTGGAAGAAGATCGGGTAGATGCATTACCTATTCTAGCAGGAACAAGATACCTTGTAGGTGATATTTATTTCATTACTAACGAGGCTCATGTTGTTCCACCAGGTGAGCACTTGTTTACAGTAGATGCAATTTGTACTCAACCTGGAGAAATTGGCAACGGATTTTTACCAGGTCAAATATCAACTTTAGTGGAGCCATTGCCTTACGTAAAGTCTGTTCGAAATACCACAATTACAAGTGGTGGTGTGGATGATGAAAGCAACGATCCTTATGCGGAAAGAATTCGAATTGCACCTGAGAGTTTTTCTGTTGCTGGTCCTGAAGGTGCCTATATTTATTGGGCAAAGGCAGCTAGTCAAGATGTTGTTGATGTCAAAGTAGATTCTCCAGAAGAAGGCGTAGTTGAGGTATTTGTTTTAATGACCGATGGAGAGTTACCGAGTGAAGAAGATCTTGCGTTAGTAGAAGCAAATCTGATGAATAAAGATACACGACCTCTTACGGATAAGGTTCTTACTAAAGCACCGACAGTTGTAACGTACTCAGCTGAAGTAGAATATTGGATTTCAAACAAAAGTGCTACAGTTTCACCGATTATTGAAAAGCAAGTAAACCAAGCATTTCAAGATTATCTTGTATGGCAACGTTCTAAAATGGGGCGTGACGTAGATTTTTCAGAGCTTATAGCACGTTTAAAACAAGCAGGGGCATCGCGTGTATCTGTAAGCTCACCAATGTTTATTGAAATTGGCGAAACAGAGGTAGCTAAAGAACTAACAGCAGACATCATATTTAAAGGGCTATCGAATGACTAGCGATTTATTAAAATTATTGCCCCAAAGTTTACGCCAAGATCCAGTACTCGTAGCCATTGCTGAAGCTGCTGAAATTCAGCTGAAACAAGCTTATCAAGATGCAGAGGCGATATATAACCTCGTTGACATCGATAAAATGCCAGAAGAATTATTGGATTTATTAGCATACGAAAAACATGTTGATTTTTATGAAGTAGATCTTCCTATAGAACAAAAAAGAGAGCTTGTAAAAGCATCGAGAAAATGGCACCGAAAGAAAGGTACAAGAGGTGCTGTAGAAGATGTTGTGTCCATCATCTATAAAAATGCACAGGTCTTAGAATGGTTCGAATATGGAGGCGGAAAATATCGCTTTAAAATTGAAGTAGATGAGCCATTCATAGCAAATGAGGACATGAAGCGTTTAAAAAAGATGGTTGAAGCGACCAAAAATAAGCGCTCTTGGCTAGAATATGTAGCTGTTAAGTTGTCTCAAACACAATGTATCGAACTTGATTCTGTACAGTACCACTACCCTGTGTATTTGCCGATATGTGGTGAATTTGTTTGCGAGGGTATGCCAGGTGTTGGAACAGATAAAACAATTGAAATTAAAACTAAAAATTACACGTATCCAGTCTATCTGCCGATATGTGGTGAAATTTATGCAAACGAGGTGATGGATACATGGTAACGAAAATTGTTATTGATCGAACACTACAATTTTTGAAGGACATGGCAAAAAAAGCTGTAGTCACAATAAATGGTCAAGAAATCACAAAGACTTTTCACTCTCAGGAGATTGTAGGAGATACAGTAAAGACTTATGTGTATTTAGACGATGGTCATGGCCGGGTTACAACTGTGAAATTGGTCGATGCACAAGGAATTGAATTAGACCAGTATACAACATCGATCGAAACAAGCGAAGATGGTTTAATGATAGTCTTTACACTTTCCGTGGTGTTGAAAGGAGTTGCAAAAGGGTGAGTTTAACAGTCTCTAATAGTTATGAACTAATATACTGGAAGGATCGTATTTGGAAAATTGGTCCGGATGGTAAATTGATTCCCTTAAAGAATGAAAATGGCGACATTATAAAGAATCCACTCACAGGTCAACCAGAATATGAATATTTAGAAGATGGCACAAGGGTCAATGCTAAACGCTTAAATCATATGGATGAAGGTATCTATATGGCCCATGATCTTATTGTAGAAATGATGGCAACGATTAGGCGTATGCAAATACAAATGGAACTTGACGGACGTGTGCCTGGGAACAGCGGAACTTTTGCTGATACGCTCGATGGCAGCTCAAACAAAATCACATTAGACAAAGCCTTAACGGATATTATCGAGGCTGTAATAGAAGGTACTACTACTTTAAAAGTGGCTAGTGTAGATGGTTTCACACCATTTACACAAGTCACTATTTTTGATGATACACATAGCGAGGACGTTGTTATCACTGATGTAAGCGCGGGTACTATCAAAGTACAAGCGCTTAAAAATGCCTACAAAAAAGGTGCTAAAGTGGCGCGTAGTAATGTTGTGATTGATACGACTAATGCTGAAATGTGTGTTGGTGATTGGCAGACTTACAATGTTGAATTAGTAGAGGTGGTTTAGGTGGTAAAATATTATTGGAATAAGTACAGTAATAAGATACTTACTAAAAATAATTATACTTTATCTTGGATAAATTGGACTGTATCATACGGCGTTGGATCAACAGCGGAAGCTAATGAAACATTTTATAATTACTCATTAAATCCAGATACAGGTGAGTTTACTCTTTTTAACCCGTACCCTTATGCAATTTCTCCAGGTACGATACCTGAGGGGATAACGTTATATCGATCATGGGTGGGGGGGTACCGCAAGCTTGATCCTTATAAGGCTGGCTCATCACTTATGCATGACGCAGAAATTGTAAATTCACCAACAAATATAGATGTAATAGGTGATTTAATTCAATCAGGGATCGTTGCTGAGGAGAACGCTTTTGTGAACAACGCTAAAAACAGTGACGGCTATTGGTATGTACGCGGCGATATAGCCAACACAGCACCAACACAACCAGGAGCATTTACGCAGCCATCAGGAACGTTAGAAATTGGCGATTCAAAAGTTATTTCGTGGGGATCTTCATCTGATGCAGAGGGGAATTTATCGAAGTACATTTTAGAAGCCGCAATAAACAATGGATCGTGGACACAAATTGGTACACCAACAACTAATAGTTTTTCGTACACAATCCCGACAGCTACAAGTATTCAATTTAGGGTTAAAGCTTCAGATTCAGGTGGCCTAGAATCAAGCTATCGTCAAAGCGATGCTTATGCTGTGAAAAAACCAAACCAAGCACCTACAGTGTCGTTAACTAGCCCAGTTGAAAACGTGACGCTGTACGAGAATGATACCTTGAATATCTCAGGTACAGCCTATGACGATGATACAGATCAATCAGTCACAGTCTATTACCAGGTTAACAGCGAGCAACGAAAGGTGTTGGCTACTAACCTAAGTCAAACGCAAATTGCGTTATCTAAACAGCTAACATTTAAAGGCGGTAAACTGTATGACGGCGAAACAGCTATTACAGGAAGCCTAGCAGATGGAGTAGCGCACAAATTAAAAGTTTGGGCAGAGGATAGCGAAAAAGCATCTTCAGCAATCGTAGAAAAAACATTCTATGTCGTACCAAATAGAGCGCCATTGTTATCTGTGGACGCTGTTGTACCTTCTGGAGTTGTTGATGCAGATAAATTTAAAATTAGCGGTACAGCATCGGATGAAGATGCTAATTCAACACTTAAAGTAAATAGACGTATTAACAATGGAAATGCCGTTGAAATTTACAGTGGTCAAGGTGGAAAGTGGGAATTTGATGTTTCACTTGGACAACTCAAAATCGGAGAAAATGTGATTGTCGTTGAGGTAATAGACAATTACGGCGCTAAGGCCAGCAAGACAATAAAACTTAATAAAAATGACGTTAAAACGCCTATTTTGCAATCTGTAGCGAGGTATAAAATTAATCCTCCGGCCGGATCAGCAAAGGGCGTTTTATTATTCATTGAACGTGATGAGGAAATGGATTTAAAAGTCGAATTGTCGATGACGTTAGCTGGTGAGCAAGAGCAATATGAAACGCTAACGCCAAACAGCACGGCTCCTATGCCTAACACTGTAGGGGTTGTAGAAGATACCTATTTTTATGAGGCTGCAGAGCTAAAAGATAACATTATTTTGAAGCTCTCTACTACAAGACCTGATGAAACTGTGAATCACAAAATACATCTAATATCGGGGGCGGTTGAGTAATGGCTATGGAATATAAAGAACGTACAGAAGATGGCACACTTGGCGAGTCTGTAACACTTGGAAAAGGGTTAAAACTTGAAGAACAAGTAGCCTCGCTTGGCGAACAATTAGCACAAGAAAAAATCAAGGGCATTCAGAAGGATTTGCTTATTAATAGCCTGGGCGAAATAGTAACACAATTAAAGTTAGAAGTAATGTCCTTGAAAGGAGGTGCTTCATAATGCAATTCTGGCAAATCGCTTTTATGTATAAATGGGTGACAGCAGCACAGTTACGATTAGCTGTTAAAACAGAGGTTAATCCTTTTGGCGAAATTACGCCTAAACAGTATGAAGAGATTACAGGTCAAAACTTTGAGGCGCAAGCAGAAGCTTAGCGTTTTTTTATGCAGTAAAAAAAGAGGCATGCAATAATAAAGCAAGCCTCTTACTCTATAAATAAGAACGCACGTTCCTATCTGATATTTATTATTACATATTGGAGGGAAAAAAGAAATGAAAATTTGCAAAAACACCATTTATAACATGGATTGTTTGGAAGGTATGAAGTATATACCTGACAAATCGATTGATTTAATCCTAACAGATCTTCCTTACGGAACTACAAATTGCGAGTGGGATTCAATCATTCCATTTGAGCCTTTGTGGGAACAATATGAAAGGATAATCAAAGACAATGGAGCCATTGTATTAACGGCAAGCCAACCTTTTACAAGTAAATTGGTAGCATCAAACTTTAAACTATTTAGATATGAGTGGATCTGGAAAAAGGGAAACCATGTTACAGGTTTTCAAAATGCTAATCGAATGCCTATGAAAAATCACGAAAATGTATGTGTCTTTTACAAAAAATTACCAACATACAATCCACAAGGGGTTATTAATATTAAACCAGTATTAATTAAGAATTCGCCAAAAATGAAAGTGCTTGGAGATAGAAATGAAACATTAAAAAAGCCTCATGTTGTAAAAAAGAAAAATTATCCTAAATCGGTTGTGGATTTTCCACGCGATAGCGGTACTTTTCATCCAACGCAAAAGCCTATAGCGCTATTTGAATACCTGGTGCGTACTTATACAAATGAGGGTGATACAGTGTTAGACAATTGTATGGGTGGATTTACAACTGCAGTTGTATGTGACAATACGGATCGTTCTTGGATCGGTTTTGAATTAGAACCTGAATACTGTGAAAAAGGAAAACAACGTATTAATGAAAATCGACAAGAGTTAGGATTGAAACAAGTAGAAATTATTTATAAATCATGAGGTAGTCACATGCCATAAAAAGCTGTGGCTTTTTATTTTGGATTAAAGGAAGGTGTTATATGGATCAATTAAAAAACTACTTAGCTTTACTGACTGGCCATCCAATAGCAGGTTCGATTGGAGCTACGTTAACTGCAATTTTTTCTTATGTATATGGAGGAACACAGTTTGCAATAGGAGCCATTCTGATTTATGCCGGTGCAATTACTCTCGATTGGATTGCAGGGTACCGCGCAAGCAAAAAGGATGGCAGTTATGCAAGTGAATACGGCATCAATGGTGGATTTCGTACAGCCTTTTTATTGATTGTGCCAGCAATAGCACATCGAGCAGATGTAATGATGAATTTACCAAACGTTATTTTTGCCTTTGTTTTATTTTCATTTGGGTTACACATTTGGAAATCCATGACTGCTAATGTGGTTAGATGTGGTTGGGATGTATGGATACCCGTTTGGGCACTAAATTATGTCGCAGATGAAATTGAGCATAAAATCGCACGTTCACAAAAACGTATCGATGAGAAACAAAAATACTTGAAAAAAGGATGATGCAAAATGAAAATTTCAAATATAGCTCTTAATTTAATTTCAAAATGGGAAGGTTTTTATCCAAACGCTTATCTATGCCCAGCTAATGTTTGGACAATTGGATATGGTACTACTAAGTGGCCAAACGGACAGGCAGTAAAATCAGGACAAACAATCAAAAAAGATGAAGCTTGGGAATTGTTACGTAAGCAAGTACAGGAGCACGCTGACACCATTGAACAGTATGTTAAAGTACCTCTTAATCAAAACCAATATGATGCGCTTGCTTCTTTCCAGTACAACATTGGCCGCAACATCTTAAAAAATAGTGCGCTTTTAAATTACTTAAATGCTCGACAGTGGGACAAAGCTTGTAATGAAATGCTGTTA